CCGATGCGCTGCGCGCTGGCGATCAGCGCGTCGCGGTCTGCGGCAGTCGGCATGGGGGCGGTCCTGAAACGACAAAAGCCGCCCTTGCGGAGCGGCTTTCAGGGTCCGGCGCGCAGCGCTGCGGACGGTGGCTTATTCCCGCGGTTCGCCCGTCGGGTCAAGTGTGTGGCTGGCACGTCATATCCAGCGCGCCGGCCACTCGCGTAGGTTGATCGCCGCGACGAGGGGACGACGATGCGGTTGAGAACGGTTTGTGCGCTAGCAGGGCTGCTGGCGCTCGGCGGCTGCATCCAGTCCGTGACGATCCCGGCCCAGATGACCGCGCTGAAGGACGCCTGTCACGGCAAAGATCGGCCAATGGCGGGTGCGGGCGACTTATCGGTCTGGCGCTGCGGCGAGGGCGATAAGGCGAAATATGCCGTCTACAGGGGCGACGTCTTGGTGAAGGAGGCGAACGAGCTGGAGGCGTCCCAGGTCGCAGGTGGCCTTTCGTGTCTCTCCCGAGGGTTCAAAGCCAAGACACCCGAGTTCGAGGCGTGCGCTGCTAACGTCCAACAAGTCGCCTTGTCGGCGACAGGAAACTTGCGGGACCGTGAGAACGCCGAGGCCGCAGCGCGCCGTGAGCGAGCTGCTGATGCGCTGATCGCTGCTGGGGCATCGCTCCAAGCGACGCAGCCACAGACCGTAAACGTGCAGGCGAACTGCACCTCGATGCGAACCGGCACCATGGTGAGCACGTCCTGTAACTGATCCGTGCTATCGTCGCGTCATGCGACCGACCCGCACCCAGGTAGTCCTCTGCTGGCTGCTCTTCACCGCCGTGATGGCCGGCCTCTCGTGGTTGCTGCACGCCTACGTGCCGCCGATCATGACCAGCATGCAGGACGCGATCGGCGTCGGGACGCTCGGCATCCTGATGCTGCTCGGATGGCTGGTGCTCGCCTTCTTCGGGTACCGCCCCCTACTGCGTAATTGGCTGGCGCGCCGGCGCTGCACCCGCATTCGCCAGCGATAGCAGCCGGCTCGTGAACAGCTCGGCGTTCTTGCTGCCGGGCGGGGACTTCGCCAGCGCCCGCAGGTCCGGGAGCGCCTTCGGGTCAAACATCAGTCGCGCCACGGCCTCGCCCGAGTTCAGCATCCGCGCCCGCATCATGGCGTCGCCGATCCCGTGCTTCGCGCCGACGGCCAGACCGGCGATGCCGCCCTTCACGCCGCCGGCCGCTGCACCTGCCACCATGCCGGTGACCGCGTCTGAGACGGCCTGCCCGACGTGGGTCTTGCCGGACTGGAATTCCTTCTGGATGGCGTGGTTGAACGCCGTGTCCGAGCCCTTCGCCGGCCGGTAGCCGGTCGCCTCCAAGGTCGTCAGGAGCCGGTCGAGGCCGCCCCACCGCGTCTCACCCTCTGGCAGCGCGCGGATCACCGCTTCGAGGTTATGGCGCTGCTGCGCGTTGCCCCGGATCGCCGAGGCGAAGCCAGCGCCGCCGTACTGCGAGGCGATCCCCTTCGACTGCTGCGTCGCTTCGTTGAACACGGTCTCCAAGTAGGTCCTGGCGAGGCTCTGGGCGGCCCGGGCATCGTTGCGGGCCAGCGCCTGCATCGCGCTCGCCACCTCGACATGGCTGCCCGGCCCGGGGTTCGGCGCGAACAGGGCGCGGGTCGCGGCGGCCACGTCCGGACGCTGGGCGGTCTGCCCGAGCGGCGAAGCCTCGATCCGGGCCATGCCCTCGCGGGCCATCGTTAACCGCGACAGCCGGTCTCGCACCTCGGGGAGGGCGTCGAGGACGTCGGCATGCTCGCGCATCGCCGCCCGCAGCGTATCCGCCGAGAGGTCGCCGTTCCCGCCGGTGGCCCGGTCGAGGATCTGCGTCTCAACGTGGCGGCCGAGGGCTTGGCGCGCGTTCGGCGCCGGCTGGGCCAGCATTTCGCGCGCGGCGGACGGCTGGCCGACGATGCCCGGCACCTGCTCGGCCGGCGTCGCCATGCGGCCGGTGAGATCGTCCCGCCGGACCACGCGGCCGAGCGGGTTGTTGCCGGTGAACGGCTCCAGCGGGGCCGAGTTGGCGGCGAAGTTCGCGTCGGCCGTCGCCACCTCCGGCACGCTCTTCAACTGCGCGTCGAGCGCCGAGCGCGTGGCTTGGAGGTCGCGCACCTTCGTGGCGTCGCCGATGTCCTGCGCGGCGCGGATGCTGAAGTCGAGCCGCTCGCGGGCGTGCAGCAGGCCGGCAACGCTCATGTCGAGGTCGCCGCCGGGCTCGCGCAGGTCGCGGCCGGCCGCCGTTAGGGCGCCCCGCACATCACCCTTCGCCGTGCGACCCTGCTCCGCGACGGCGGCCAGCGCCGGGCGCGGGTCGACCTGCCCGAACCGGACGTCGGGGATCTCCTCCGTCACCGTCGGCGTCTTCACGAGAGGCCCGGGCTGCTCCCGCATCGCGTTCACGGTGCGCTCGAACGCGTCGAGGGGCTCCGCGGTCTCCCCGCGCATCAGGGCACCGAGGGTCCGCGACCGGAGATCGGGGTGGACGCTGGCGGGGTCGATGCCGACGGCGCGCAGGTCGCCGTTCAGCCGGGTCTCCGCCTGCGAGAGGGCGGCGGCATACTCGTCCCCGAGCTGCCCTGCGGTCGGACCGGAACCCATCGCCCGGCTGGAGCCGAGCGGGTACGAGGGGACGCCACGCTGCTCGTTCTGGAGCTTGCGCAGCAGCTCGGACGAGATGTCCCGCGCCATGCCGCCGTCGGCGTCGGGGCGGAAGTAGCCCTCCTCGATCAGCCGCTCGCGCCAGAAGTTGTCGATCGACTTCCCGCCCGGACGCGCCACGTTGCCGAGCCCGGGGATGCCGAACTTGTGCAGGTCGGTGGCCAGCACGTCGCCCTCGAGCGGCAGGCCGCCGTTCTGGGCGATGAACCGCCCGAGGCTGACCGGGCCGGCCTCTTGGATGGCGCCGTCGGCACGGCCCGGGGGCGGCCCGAGCGGCGCGGGCGCGCCATCCGCGAACTGCGGACGGCTGTACTGCTGCGGCGTCACGATGGGCTCGCCGGGGCGCTCCACCGTGGTCGTGCGCTCGATGCCGACCGTCTCCGGCGCGGCGCGGGCGGCGCGATAATCGATGTCCGCCTGCGCGGCTCGGCGGGCCTCTAGGCCATCGGCCACACCGCGGAGCTCGCCCTGGATGGTCCGACCAGCCTGCTCCGGAGTGATCCGGGGGCCGGTCGCCGCGCGCGCCTGGGACAGCGCCGTACCCTCCGGCGTCTGCATCACGCCCTGGCGCGCCGCGGTCTGGACGTCAAAGCCGAGACCGGTCGGGCTCGCGGGCTCGGCGCCGATGCGGTCGAACAGGGCGCGGCCGGCGTTGTCGACCTGCGCCGGACGGGCCGCGTAGAACTCACCCGCGATCCGGCTGCCCTCGCCGCCCGAGTTCGCCGCCACGCGGGCGAGCTGCGAGGCTCGCACCGCCTTGCCGCCGGTGGCCGCGTTCAGCGCCTCGTCCACCGACAAGGCGACCGGGCCGCCCGGGCTGTTCATCGCGCCATCGCGCAGCGACTGCGCCGCGGCCAGCTCGGATTCCGTGAGGCCGTGGGTCGCCTCGCGCAGGAGGTGCTCGCCCGGGTTGCCGCCCTTGATCGCGCGCACGACCCGGCCGACGCCGATGCCGATCGCCGGACCGGCCGCTCCGAGCCCGCCGCCGATCGCGGCGCCCTGCTCAATCGCGCCGAGGTCGCCACCGGACCGGACCGCCGCATCCGCCGCTCCGAGGCCGGAGCCGGAGACTGCGGAGGCTGCCATCCGTACGGGCAGCGCGGCGCCGGAGATCCCGAACGCCGCGGGCGCGGCCGCCATCAAAGGCAGGGCGCCGACAACGCCACCACCGACTTCGCCGGCACCGGCCGCGATCGGATGCTCGGCTGCCGTGCGCTCGCCGAAGCGTTCGACGGTCGCCAGCTCGTCGGAGAAGCGCGTGTCGTTCTTCAGCGCGCGGATGCCGGCGGCGGCGCGGTTCGCGCCCGCGAGCAGGTACGGGCCTACGACGGGAATGCCGTCGATCAGCCCACGGCCGACCGCGGCCGAGGCGTCACCCGGCTCGCCTGCGGTCGGAGCGTCCGAGAAGCCGCGGTGCAGCTTCAGCAGGTCCGCATCCGACAAGCCGGCGAGATCGGCCTTCGGCGCGGCGCCGGACGTCGCCTGAGGCGCAGGCGCGCTCTGGTAGAGGCGCTGCAGCTCGTCGTCGGAGATCTTCGAGAGATCCATCAGCGCATCATCCCGCGGCGGCGCATTTCGGCCTCGACCGCCGTGCGATCAGGGGCGGCCGGACGGTACTGGTAGATCTCGGGCTGCTCCACCTTGAAGAAGCCCGCGCGCTGCGCCGTCTCCGGCGTCGCGAACCGATCCACGCTCGCGTTGTGGTGGGCGATCGTGTTCTTGGCGAGGATCTCCTGCGCCTCGATGCCGGCGCGCAGGGCCGCCTCGACGCTGGACCGGTCACCCGACGAGATGGTCTTGCCGAGCTGGAGATCCATGTTGGTCGTGTGGCCGGACTGCGAGATGGCCTTCGCCAGCTCGGCGCTCTTCTGGGTCGCCGCCTGGTCGAAGAGCTGCGAGTTCGTCACGTAGCTGTCCGGGATGCCCAGGACCTGCGCGGTGATCGCCCGTGCCTGCGTCCGCCAATCGGCGCCGGCGCCCGCCACGATGCCCCGGTCGAGCGCCTCCTTCTGCCGGTTGATGGCGGCGATGGTGCCGATCGCGCCCTCGGCCTTCGCCCGGCTCTCGGTGATCGCCTTCACGGCGGCCTGATCCAGCTCGGCGTTGGCCTTCTGCGGAAGCTGGTTCGTGCCCTGCGTGAGGGCGACGTGCGGCATGCCCTTCTCGTCGTACGCACCAGGAGTCCCCGCGGGGGTGCCCGGGGGCGGCTCGATCATCCGACCGTCGGCGCCCATCGTGCCCCAGACCCGCGCGCCGCCCGTCGCCGGGGCGACCGGGGTCAGCGCGGACGGGCCATCGGTCTCGCCGATCCGGGACTTGTTCACGCCGACGATTGATCCGTCGGGGCGGGTGATGACCTGTACGTCATCCTTCGCGCCGGCCGCGGTGCCCTCGGCCTGCGCCTGCGCGCGGGCCTTCAGCGTCCCGAGGTCCTGCGGACCACCCGCCACCGGCACGAGGCCGGTCGACGTCCGGACGTAGCCCTCCGGCGCGCCGTAGTTCCCCGAGAGGAAGCTCTTCACGAAATCGGGGTTGCCGGCGAGCGCGACGGCGTCCTCGGCGGATGTGCCGGGCAGCTTCGTCATGATGGCGCGGGCCGTCAGGTTCTGGACGCCCTGCTCCTGCTGCGCCTTCCGGGCCTTCAGACCGAACTCGGCCTGCGCCAGCGCGGAGGCGGCGCGCTTCCCCTCGTTGTCCTGGTAGGCCTTCAGCCCAGCCGCCGCGCCGCGGCCGAACCCGGGTGTCGACATCAGGCCGATCCCGAGGGACGTCAGCAGGTCGCCGCCGCCGTTCGCGTTGAGATTTCGCAGCCCGTCGCCGATCCGGTCCAGGAGCGACGGCTCTGCGGCGGGCATGCCTGCCGTCGGGGCGGCTGCGGCGGGGGGCGCGGTTGACCCGGTCGTCGCCGGAGCGGCGGGCGCCGGCAGACTGCCAAAAGTCAGCGGGCGCGCGGGCGCGGCGGCCGGCGCCTCATCATCACCACGAGGCGCGGGTGGCGCGCTGACCGGCAGAGCGGGCGCACGCGAGCCGACGAGGCTCGGCAGCGGCGACCGCTCCGGCTCCGCAGCCACGGGCGCCGACATCTGCGGCGGCAGCGCGCCGAACATGCGCAGCGGCGCGCGCGCGGGTGCCTCGGGCTCGACCGCCGGCGCAGCGGCGGCGACCTGCGGCTGCATGGTCGGGGCCGTCGGGGGCACGAAGCCGGTGAAGCCGGGCGGGATCGCCGCCGGGACGTCGTCGGCCGAGACATCGACCTGCGGCCGCGCCTGCTGCATCAGGCGGGCGATGTCGGCCGGGGAGAGGGCGCCGAACGGCGTGAGACCTGCGGACACGACGCGCTCCTACTTGCCCATGAACTTCGAGGCGGTGCCGGCGATGGCCAGCCCGCCGCCGAGCAGCTGCTGGAGCACGCCCGGCTGCGGGATCTTCTGCACCGACGTGCCGCTTGAGGAGCCGCCGAGGCCCGCGATCGGATCGACGATCCCGGCGTAGAGGCCGAGTTGCTTCCAGGGCGACGCCTGCTGGTCGGCGAACTGCTCCTGCGCGGCGTCGAGCTGCGCCTGGCGGTCCGCGTCGAGGGCGGCGCCAACACCGGCCAGGGTGAGCCCGGGCTGCTGGAGATTGGCGATGTTCGTCCCGACCATGCCGAGGCCCTGGAGCGCCGCGGCCCGGTCCGCCTGTGCGGCCGACAGCTTCAGTCCGGCGGTCTGGATGCCGTTCTGGATGTTCTGATTGTCGATGCCGGCCAGCGCGGTCGCGCCGCCGAGCGCCGTGGTGTTCGTCGAGTTGTAGAGGCCGGCCCCGGACAGGGCGAGGCCGGCGTTCGCCTGCTCGGCGTTGTTGATCGACCCGTAGAGCCCCTGCTGGAGGCTGGTGCGGGCGTTGCGCGAGCTATCGATCGCCGTGGCCGCCTGCATCTGGCGGGTGCGCTCGTTGTCATAGTCGGTGTAGCGAGCCTGGGTGCCGATCGCGCCGAGGGAGTCGGCGATCGTCGCCGCGTACCGGCCCGAGCCGCTGCGGCCGGCCGCACCCATGGACTGGGCGATCTTCGAGGCCGCCTCGCCCTGGCTCCGCCCGATCACCGCGTCGAGGTACGGGTTGGCGCCACCGAGGAACTTGCCGTCGGCGGCATCCTGCAGCGACTTCTCCGTCTGCGTCTGCCCGGACAGGCCGTTGAGCAGGCCGGTGTAGCCGTCGGTCGAGAGGTTATAGTCGCCCCGCGTGAGCGCTCGCGCCGTCGAGTAGGCGAGGTTGTTCGGGTCCGCCATCTGGTCGGCGAGCTGGCTCACCCGCGACGTGTCGATCTTCCCGATGCTGTCGAGGCCCGAGAGCGCGGCCTGGATGCCCGAGGTGCTTCCGCCATTCGACAGCAGCCCGGTCAGGAAGCTGTCGCCAGCCTTGGCCGCGCCCTGGCCGGCGTTGGCGTTGCCGGCGATGGTGTCGAGCGCGGCCAGCGAGGTGTCGCCTAGACCGGCATAGCGCGGGCCGGTGTAGACCTGCGAGCCGACGCCCGAGTTGTACGCCGCGGTCGCGCCGGCGAGCACGCCCTGGAGCGCAGGCTGTGCCGGCGCCCACGGGTCGTTGTTCTGCTGCTGGACCGTGGTCTGGGTCTTGGTGCCGCCGCCCATGTCAGGCCCCGATGCGCTTGGTGAAGTGGTGGCCGAGCTCGCAGGGCGCGGCGGTGTAGTCCGGCAGCACGCGGGCCCAGCCGCGGCGGCCGACGAACTCGACGGTGGTGCAGCCCAGCCGGGCAGCGCCGCGCTCGACAGCGGCGATCACCGAGCGCCACGGGCCCGCCGCGCGGCCGCCGAGGGAGAGGACCCAGCAGGACAGGCGCCCGCCGCGGTGCTGGCGAACCTGCGTCACGCCCGCCGCCACGAACCGGTCACCCTCGAAGATCCCGACGAGCTGGGCCTCGCCCGCGGCGCAGGACGCGAGCAGGCCGCCCACGGTCAAGTCGCAGCGGGGCAGCGCGCAGGCGGCGCCCAGGCATGCCTCGACGCGCTCGGCGAGGTCAGGCGCGAGCGGCATCGACAGGGGCTGGAGGCGCATTCAGGCCCGGCGCATCTCGAAGCGGAAGGTGCGGTCGGTCGCTGGGTTCAGATCGTGCCCGAGCGTGAAGCTGCGGCGGTCGGCCGAGACCAGCCACACGGTCGCCCTCGACGCGGATTCCGTGATCGGGACCCAGCGCGGCAGCGCGCCCGGGCCGCCGTTTTCGCAGGGCACGACGGTTCGCGAGACCCCGTTGGCCAGGGTGAAGGTGTTCGACGAGATCGCGTTGGTGGCGCCGCGGGCGAGGTCGTCGATCGCACGGCTGAAGAGCGACAGGTCCTTCTCGTTCCGACCGGGGACGTTCATCGCGAGCCCTCTGCCGTGGCATCCGGCTCGATCGCCGAGACGTAGGACCAGGTCGTGCCGGCCGGGATCCGCACCCGGGCGCGGTGGTACCGGCCCGACGCGCGCGCCGGCGCGAACCGTTCGACGGTCGGCGCGGACTCGCTGAGCCAGCGGACGGGGGTCGAGGCCCCAAGGCTCTCGCGCACGCCCAGGGTCAGGCGCCAGTCGTCGGCATCCGTGTCGACGCGGCCCGCGCGCACGAAGGCCCGGTTCGGCCGCGCCAGCATGGCGTCGGGGGTCTGCACCACCGCTTCGAGCGGCGCCCCGTCGAGCACGGCGAGCCGGTTGTCGGTCGTCATCACCGCGAGCAGCGTCGCGCCGCCCTGGTACATCGGGTCGTCGAGCGAGGGCTGGGCCGGATCGTCAATCGACCCCTCGATGCTGTCGACCGAGGTGTCCGGCGTCGCGGCCGACATGCCGAAGCGGATCGGGGTGTTGAGGAACGACCAGCGGTCGAGGAGCCAGTCGTACAGCAGCGCCTCGCCCAGCAGGGACGGGTCCGAGGCGTCGGTGCCGGCGAGCCGGTAGGCGAACAGGATGCGCTCGCCGGTCGGGTCGCGGAACGCCACCGTCATGCCGACCCGCTCCGGGTCGACGCGGCCCTGGAAGAACCGGTTCACCCGCTCGGCGCCGATCGGCTGCGACGGGCCGCCGCCGATCACCAGGGCGTAGAAGCCATCCCGGTCGAGGAAGAAGATGCGCGGGCCGACCTTGGCGATGCACCAGGGCGCCACCGCGCCGCGGTTCTCCTCGAGCACGGAGCAGTCGAAGATGTTCCCGGAATCCGGGCTCAGCGTCATGCGCCGGATCGCCCGCTCCTGGAAGATCACGCCGTACTCGCCGCCGGCGAAGCCGGTCACCGCGCCGCCGTCGGGGAGCTGCTGCTCGTCGGCCTCGTGACCGTCGAGGCCGAGGCCCCACTGCTCGATGTCGCCGCTGTCCGACCACCGCACCGACTGCGGGCTATCGGGCAGCCCAGCCAGCACGAGGAAGTCGCCGACGACGCCCATGTGCCGGGCCCGGGGCGGGTTGCCGCCGAGGTCCGCGAACGGTTGTGTGCCAGCCTGGACGACGTCGATCGTGATCTTCTGCACCGGGGTGCCGGCCGAGCAGGCCAGCAGCAGGGTGCCGTAGACAGCGAAGGACCAGTAGTCCCCCGGCGGCACGCTGTAGGAGGTGTTCGGGTTCGTCACCTCGTGCCACGCCTGATCCGTCGTCTTGTAGACGAACAGGCCCTTCGACGTGCCGGCGACGTAGATCGGGAAGTTGTAGGTCGGCGAGAACACCGCGATCGCGCCGCGGCACTCCGCCGGCAGGGCGAGCGACAGCGGTACCGGCGCCAGGACCGGCCCGTAGCCATCCGAGCGCGGCACCACGTTGGTCGCGACCGCCGAGACCGCGGCGTCGACCGAAGCCGTATCGGGCGCGAACGGCGCCAGCTTGATCGGATCGGGCACGGCTTAGTTCGGCGTGTCGCGGGCGGTGGCCTCGGCCTGATCCTCGGCCGTGCGGCGCGGGCGCCCGCCCGTCTTCTGGGAGTCGCCCTGGCCCATCAGCGCCTGGAGGAACGCCATGCCGTCGGCGAGCCACTTCTGGTTCCGGGCCTCGTCCTTCTGGAACCGGTAGGCCTCGGCCATGACGCCGTAGAGGTACAGCTCCGGCGCCTTGGTCAGGAGCCAGTTCGTCGGCGAGGCGGCCGAGAGCGCCGGGATCTGCCGGTAATAGGTCAGGGAGACCTTGCCTGGCTGGAGCGAACGGGTCTGCACCTGGTCGCCGAGCACGGTGAAGTACTGCGGGTCGCCGTTCGGCCGGAACCGGTGCCGAAACTCCGGGCTGTCCGGCTCGACGTAGCGCAGCATCTGCACGCGCGAGAGGTCGGCCGAGGACCACTGGAGCGCGATCCACTCCAGATAGTCGGCCGGGATCGCGTACCCGGGCGTGCCGTCGACCCCGAGCAGCCCGGCGGTGGCCATCATCTCCCGGGTGCGGAGCTGCCGGTTGAGCCACGCCTCCGTGACGCGCACGAAGTAGGGCAGGAACTCGGTCAGGTCGGTGCGCGCGAGGTAGTTCTCGAACGCGGCCGACAGGCTCGGGTAGTCCGTGATCTCGCTGGCCATGGGCGCCTCAGGGGGTCGGTTCGGTGGCGCGCATGCGCGAACGGCCCCAGCGCGCGTCGCGGTCGAGCGCGGTCAGGTCGGCCATGGCTGCCTCCAGCATGGCGCGCCACGTCGCGACACGGGCGTCGCGGCGCAGGAATGGCTCGGCCTCCAGGAGGGCGGCGTAGAGGTAGAGGTCGGGGTGCTTGGCCAGCAGCCAGTTCGACGGCCGGCGGTCGCTGAGCGGCGGGATGCCCTGCCGGTAGACGAGGTTCACCGAGCCGAACGAGGCCGGCCGCACCCGCAGGAAGGCGTTGTCGAGCCCGAACTGCCACGCGTCGGTGGAGTCCGGGATCTCCTCCAGCGAGATCGATCCGAGGATCGTGAACACGCCCGCCGCGAGACCGGTCCCGCCGTGGGGCAGGAGCGGGTCGTGGAACATCGACGCGAAGGCGTGGGGCGGCACGTACTCCAGCCGCTCGCCACAGGGGCCAGTGAGCGACCGCCACGCCCGGTAATCGTCCGGGAGCGGCGTGGCGCCGTCGACGAGCGCGAGCGACAGGGCCGTCTCGTTGTCCGCGAGGTTCAGCCGCCGGTCGAGGCGGACCTCGGCCAGACGGATGAACGTCGGGATCCGGGAGCGCAGGTCGGCGCGCTCGAGGTAATCCTCCAGCGTGCCAGTCAGGTCGTCGAGATCGTCGAAGCCGGCCATCGGATCAGATCCGGCCCGCGCGGGTGCGGAAGCGGGCGTGGTTGCTGTCGTTGAGCCAGCGCGACAGGTACGCGCGATCCTGCTGCACAATCGCCGGCGCCAGCCGGTTCGACCAGATGTGCATCGGGACGCGGGCGACGAGCGCCATGTCGCCGAACGGCCGGTTCAGGTTCTCGACCTGGAGCGCGGCATTCTCGGCGAGGATCTCGTCGACCGGCATCACCTCCCGGATCCGCAGCTTGCCGCCCTCATCGAGCGCCCAGACCTGCTTACCGGTCAGCGGATCGTGGTCGATCAGGCACCAGTCGCCGTCGAACACGAGGTCGGATTCCGCCACGACGGCGGAGGTCGCGGCGGACTGCATCAGGCGACCTTCGCGCGATCGCGGCGGCCGATGCCGGCCTCGACGACGTCCATGGCCTCGTCGACGCCCAGCTCGGCGCTCTCGCCGGCGCGGACGCGGTACTCCTGGTCCTCCGGCAGGTCGGCCGGACGCGGACCCTTCGGCCAGTAATCGCGCTCCATCACGACGAGGACGGTCGCGGCGGGGACGGCGGCGGGCTTGTCGGTCGGCTTGGGGGCCGGGTTCGGGTTCGGGTTCTCGGCCACGCTGGCCTCCGGGTTCGAGGGGGCAGAAACGCGAACGGGGCGCCGGTTAGGGCGCCCCGCTCAGGGTCGTGTCAGGCTGTCAGCCGAGGATCAGGTCAGGTCCTCGATCGTGCCGTGGGCGGCCTCGTTCGAGACCTCCAGCGTGTACTCCGTCAGGAGCATCCGCTTGGTCGCGTCGCCGGTCTGGGCCGGCTTCACGACCTGCATCGGACGCAGCCACGCGAGCTTCACCATGGAGGGGTCGATCATCAGCACGCGGTTGGCCACGAACTGACGGTTCGGCACCGCGGACAGCGGACCGAAGTCGCCGACGTAGACGTCCGCGGCGGCCACGATGGTCGCCGCCTTGTTGCCGGTGTCGCGGCGCTGCTGGGCGATGCCCGGGAAGGCCGAGAACTGGCGCTTGTAGGCGACCGGCATCATCAGCATCGAGGGATTGCCGCCGGCCGTGTAGCAGGACTGCTGGATGTCCTTCACCTGGCTCTCGGCGAAGGCCCGCGCCGTGCCGGCGGTCGGAGCGACCACCTGCCCGGTGCCCTGATTGAAGCCGCCGTTGGCGCCACCGGCACCGCGGGAGACGTTCGTCACGAGCCAGGACGGGAAGCCGCCGAGCTTGCGCGGGGTGTTGGTGCCCCCGTTCGAGGTGGAGCCGCCGGCGTTGGAGGCCTGCGCGGACAGGAGGATGGCCTCCTCGTCCTTTTTCAGCTCCTTGCCGGCCTTCAGGCTCTGGTACTTCACCTCGGACTTGCGGCCCGCCTTGTCGACGGCCTCCGCAGTGCCCGAGACGATGATCGGCTTGCGGCTGATCTGGCAGACGTTGCCGACGCGGATGGTGCCGGCGCGCTGGGTGTACGAGAACTCGTCACCTTCCAGCTGCGCGTTGGTCGTGTCGGCCGGCGCCAGGGCGTCGGTCTGCCACTCGTGCTTCACCGCCTTGGCCTTGCCGCGCCCGATGTTCGAGATGAACGGCGTGTCGGCCTTGGAGATGTTGTAGATCGCGTCCTGGAGGTCCTCGCGCTGGCCCTTCTGGACGTAGGTATCGAGGGTGCCCGCAACCTGGGTCATGATATCCTCGGAGAGATGATCCGCCGGCGCCCCTCAGGCGAACGGACGGCTCGGGTCAGGAGAAGAGGCTGTCGTCGAGGAGGTCGGCGGCGGCCTCGATGGACCCGTCGCGCTCGAGCCGAGCCCGCGCCGATGCGACCGCATCCGCACTCCGGGTGCCCGGGGCCTGCCGTGCGGCGGCCCGGATCGGAGGAGCGGCCTGCGCGCGCTGGACGGCGGCGGGCTTCTTCGCCTGCAGCTCTCGCCACTTCGCTGCATCGGACAGCACCAGGAGGGCCCGGTGATCCTGGATGCCCTGCACGTCCTGCGGGCTGAGCCCGTAGTGCGCGCCTGCGGCCTCGGCCCTCGCGAAGAAGGCCTTGTGCCCCTCGGGCGTCCGGAGTTCCGGAACCTTGGACTGGAGCGTCCGATACTCGTTGGCGATCGCGTCGCGCTGCGCCGTCTGGGCCTGCTCGTCCGCGGCCTGCCGCTCCTGCTCGGATCCGGCGTTAGCGGTCTTGCGTGCGTCGGCGAGCTTCTGGAGCTCGGCCATCGCGGCCTTGTAGGCGCGATCCTGCTGCATGTAGCCGACCACGTCCGTGTCGATCAGCGCGGGGTCCGGCTCCGGGGGGAGGTGGGCCTTCACGATGTCGGTGGCGAGGTCGAGGATCGAAGCGAGCTGCTGGCGGTCGTTCGTGACGGTGGTGCGCTCGGCCTGGAGGGCTTGGCGCTCGGCCGCCACCTCCTGGGTCTTGCGCGTGTAATCGGCCTGGCGGAGGTAGCCGTTCTGCACTTCCTGGAGGGGTATCGCCTTCCCGTCGATGACGACGGTCTGCGGTCCATCGGTGGTCGGCTCGGGCTGCTCGGGTTCGGCCGGCGGCTCCTCCTCGGTCGGCTCGGGGGGCAGATCGCCCTCCGGCTCTTCCTCGGTGGGAGCCTCTTCTGCGGCGGGCTCGGTGCCGCCCTCGGGGTGCTCCTCGGAGGAGTCCTCGGCCAGCTCGAACGCGTCGTCGGGAACAAGGTCCGCGGCTGCGGACATGTCGAGTTCACCAGTCTCGGCCGGGGCCGAGGTGTTGGCATCGCTCATCGGTCAACTTTCAGAGGTGGATGGCCCCGCCCTCAGGCGAAGGAGGGCCCGGGGCGGTCGCTCAGCGCGGCGTTGGTCACGATGGACTCGACGTGCCGGCGGACGGCTCTGACGGCCTGAATGAGGGCCGTGTGTTCGATCAGCGCGGCCGGGTCGGCCACGTTGGCGCGGGCGAGGGCGTCGACGGCACCGGCCTCGATCTCACCCAACGCCTCGACGAAGGTCTCGTCGGCGAGGAGGGCCTGCGCACGCAGCGCGCGGGACGCGGGATCGCGGTCGCTCATCCCTGCCTCGGAATGTCGGTCTGGGCCGGCGAGTGCATCCCGGCCAGGATCTCGGTGCCCTTGAGCTGCGCCTCGAGGCCCATCTCCTCGCGGCGCAGGGCAAAGTCGCGCTCCAGCCGGTCGCGCTCCAGCGCCTCCTCCGAGACCATGCGCTCGCGCTCGACCTGGATGTGCGCCTCGGCCCGGGTGCGGTCGCCCTCGACCTGCGCGGCGATCTTCTGCTGATTGCCCTGCACCTGGGCCTGGATCTTGGCGACCTCGGCCTGCGCGCGGGGATCCTGCTGCTGCGGACGGCTCGCCATCCACTTCGCGAAGTCTTCGTCCGACACGTCGGCGAAGTAGGTCTCCGGCGCCTTCAGCCCGGACGCCTCGACCATCTTGTGCAGGGTCTTCACGTACATCGAGGGCGTCACGACCGGGTTGTCCGGGCCGAGCGTCTGGATGATCTTCTCCTGCCGGGCCGCGACACCGGCCAGCATGGTGAGGTCTCGCTCGCGCGAGCCGGTGCCCATGCCGATGTTGACCTCGACGTCCATCGACGCGTTCCAGGCGCGCGGATCGAACTCCACCCACTGGTCGCGGAGGCGTATCGTCCGCGGCCGGTCCTGATTGCGCACGATGATGCGCAGGATTTTCGAGAACAGCTTCTTGACGCCGAGCTTCGCCATGTTGCGGGCGATCAGCTCGACGCGGGCGTAGCTGGCGTCGTGCTCCAGCTGCTCGGCCGTGGCAGTCTGCGGCTCCAGGGCAGTCGCGTCGAGCGAGGCGGTCGCGCCGGAGACGCCGGTGCGGCGCTGGGCGATGCCGTCCACCGCCTGGATCGCGACGAGGATCTTGTCGGCGATCTGCGGGGTGACGACGTCCCGGACCGCGCCGGCCTTCTTCACGCGGATCACGCCGCCGAAGGTCGGGTTCAGCACCTCGTCCGGGTTGATGATGTCGTCCTGGACCGCCTCACGCTGCGGGCGGTTCTGGGCGTACGTGTTGTCGAGGACGCCGCGCCAGAGCGAGGTCTTCACCCGCATCAGATCCATCACGTCGTCGGCGATGGAGCGGCCCATCCAGCGATGCGGGACCACCTGCGGGGTTAGGTCCGCGAACGGGCGATCGTCGCTCCACTCCTCGTTCTTGAGGAGCTTGCGCCCGCCCGCTCCGCCGGCCGTGACGACCTTCCGGGACTCCGCGATGCCGTCACCATCGCAGTCGGCGAAGACGTAGGCCTCGACGATATCGATCTCGGTGTTCGCGCCCGAGCCCTCGGCCCCGACACCGGCATCCTGCTCGCGGTCGACCGTCTCGGACGGGGCGCCGTCGGAGGCCGGCAGCGACCACACCAGATCGCGCTTGTACCCTTGCTTGAGCAGGTCGGACCGGGTCAGCTTCGTGCGGTGCCAGACGCACCGGGCCGTGTCGACCGACTTCCCCCGGCGCGAGATGCCGAAGTCTTCCGGCGGCACGTTCTCGATCACCAAGCGGCCGGACGAGGTGCGGCGGCGGATCTTCACATCGTGCAGCGGCAGCGGCACCGACTGGCCCGTGGCCGGATCCTGGACCATCTGCGGCCGCTCGGCGTAGCCGACCACCTCGACGTCGGGGTCGTCGAACAGGATCACCAGCTGCTCGTCGGATAGCCCGGTGAACTGCTCGGCCTCCGTCTCCGGCGTCGGATCCCAGTAGGCCTTCACGATGCCGTTGCGGACCTGGAGGGCATCCATGATCCAGGTGAGCAGGATCAGGTAGCCGTCGCAGTCGTTCGCCCAGACGTGGTTCACGTAGTCCGTGGCCTGGTCGGCGCTCTTCTCGTCGCCGGGGCGGGCCGGGCTGTAGACCGCGACGCGATCCGAGCCGTCGAACACCCGCATCAGGCCGGGCAGCATGGTCCCGATGATGTCGGACACGTCGCGCGACACGACCTGAGACCGGCCCGTCTCGGCCGGGAGGTCGCGCACGACGCCGTCGAAGTACTCCAGCGCGGTCTCGCGGTCGCCCTTGGTCGAGCTGGTGCGACTGCGGCGCTCGCCGTTCAGCGTGAGATCGTTCTCGAAGGAGATGCCGCCGGCAATCTCCTCGTCGATCAGGCGCAGCAGATCGTCGTCGCTGACCGCATCGGTGCGCGCCATCGAGGATCCTGCAGATTGTAGAGGGTGACAACGAGACGGGGCAGCGCCCGCACGTCTCGCGGCGATAGCTCTCTGACGGGGTTCGCCCGTCGGGTCAAGCGAAAGCGTTTACGAAGACGGCAGCACCACGATGCCGACCTGCATGCCCGACGCCGAGGTGGCGTTGAGGTTCAGCCCGAGCGTCGCTGCGGCCGTCAGCGCGGAGAGTGTCAGGTTCCCGCCCTGCTCGATCACGCACTTGATCGAAGCGGCAGTGGCCGACGAGGCCGTGATCCAGCACTTCGGGATCCCGGTGCCGGCGTAGACCGGGCCGAGCACGACCTGCACCGGAGCCGAGAGCGCGCCTTGCGCGGTCCAGTCGAAGGTCGCCGTGCCGCTCGCGTCGAGCGTGACCGTCTTCGAGCGCGTGATCCGCGGCTGCACCGCATCACCGCGGCGGAAGGTGAGCGCCGACCCGGGCGCGCCGCCGGGCTGCTCCATCGGGGGCGCCGCCGTGGCAGGCTGCGGGATCTGCGCCTGCACGGCCGAGAGGGCGCCCTGCGTCGCATAGGCGGACAGGTTCGGCGGCGTGCTGGTGGGGCCCGCCGCCAGGGCAGGACCACACGCAAGCAGGAGGGCAACAAGAACGCGCACGACTGCCTCAGTAGCTCATCACCGCCACGGAGCCGCCGGCCGCCGAGCACGCCACGAAGATCGCGGCCTTGGTCCGGCCGGCGTCGTCGAAGGTGAAGGCCTGCCCGACCGCGAGCGGGTAGCCGGTGCCGTAGGCGCCCGCGCTGGGCATGATCTCGCACGCCACCGAGCCGATGTTCGACACGGTGCGGCGGTTGGCCGGATCAGCGGCCGAGACCTGCACGCCGGTGGTACCGATGCCGGTGGTCCGAGCGACCGAGAACGAAGCCGAGCCGCCGGTCGTGATGCATAGCTTGCCGATCGCGTCGACGACGAAGCTGGTGCCGTCGCCGGACGTGAGTACCGGACCGGCGCAGCCGGAGAAGACGCGCGCCTGCTGCGCCTCGGCCGGGGCGGCGCAGGCGAGCGCGAGCACTCCGGCGAGAGCGAGGAATCGGGGCTTCATGACGAGGTCCTGTGCTGCGGATCAGGAGATCCAGGCCGTGCTCGGCGTGCCCCAGTCCTGAGGCTTGGTCTCGATCACCGGCTCGGCGAAGGTCAGGGCGACCGCGTCCCAGAGGTCCGGCGAGGGGATGCCCATCGAGCGCATCTTCTCCTTCGACCAGAGCTGGATGTACCCGCGGCTGTTGTGGCTGTAGCCGGTCGAGCAGGCATCGGCCTGCAGCTCGTCGTCGTCCGGCAGGTCGACGCCGGCCGGGTCCATCAGCCAGTCGAGCGAGTTGAGCCAGATCTCGGCGCGGCGGTTCAGCGGGCCGGGCAACTCCTCGTCCGTGGTCGGCGAGACCCGCGCGGGCTGGAGCGGCGCGCCGCCGAAGTTCACCGGCACGACGATGTTGCGCCCCTCGGGGCCGTACCCACGCTCGACGAGGATGTCGTAGACGCCCGCGCCGTAGCCGCCGGTCACGTCGATGAAGCACTTGATCGGGCCGTCCCGGTCGATGTGGCCGGCGACGTAGTTCGCGCTCTCCGGGATCGACAGGCCGGGCTTGCCGCCCGCCCACAGCACCTTGCGGCCGCGGCGCTTGGCCAGCGCGTGCCGGTCGCCGCCCTGGTGCGCCGGATCGTACCCGAAGACGAGGGGGCCCGAGGGCTGCACGGTGCGCTTGCGGGCGGCCACGACCAGCTTCGAGCTGATGAGGCCGTTCGTGTTCGCCATCTGGAAAGCCTCGGCCGCATTGGCAGGGTATTCCTGCCGGAACAGGGTCTCGCCCAGGTCCGCGATCTTCCGGCGCCGCCAGAACATCTGCTCCGCGTCGAGCCCATAGGCCTCCGCGTAATCGACCTCGGACTCGCCCTGCTCGTCCGGGTCCGGCGACAGGGTGAAGTCGGGCGGGGACGCCTTCCGGTACTCGTCCTGCCAGAACCAGGGCACGAAGATCGCCTGGAACTCGCTCTCCCCACGCTCGGCCTTGCGCCACTGCTGGTGGAAGTAGTTCCCGACCCCGTTGGCCGTACTCTCCAGGATCACCTCGGTGCCCGGCTCGTCGGCGATGGCCTGGAGGATGCCTGAGGCGTGGCTCTGCGCGTGCGGCCAGAACCCGACCTCGGAGCCGTGGAACAGCTGGAGCGTGTTGCCGCGCCCGACCGCCTTCGAGCCGGCCGTGCCGACCTTGTAGCCGCTGTCCAAGCGGTCGAAGAGCAGCTCCTTCGCGTTCGCTGCGCCGGCCGAGGGCCGCACCAGCGAGGGGCAGTGCTCGTGATAGCGCGAGACCATCTCGAACAGCGCGGCCGTGGAATCGTCCTGGTGCGTCAGGATGAAGGTCCGGACGCCGCGCTTGTGGGTCGTGCGCCAGAAGAACCGGCCGCCGATGTAGGTCGAGGCGCCCTGCTGCCGCCCCTTCAGGATCAGCGCACGGACGCTCCCCGACGTGCGGAGCTGATCCTGCAAGCGCTCGTGGATGTACCGCTGCGCCCGGTTCAGCGTGAACGGGACGATCTTGCCCGACTTCGTCCGGATGCGCAGGCAGCGCGGCGCGTAGTGCTCGAAATCGTCCTTCAGGCGCTGGCGGATCTCGCGCTCGCGATCACTCAAGGTCGCCGAGAGCGTCCTCGTGGCTGCGGACGGTGTGATTGGCATCGATCCGCTGGCGGTTGGTGAAGACGTCGCCGACCTCCTTCGCCGCCTGGACGACGAGTTGGGCGGCCAAGGCGATGTTGCCCTGCGTCTCGGCGCGGTCGGCGAGCCGCTGGAGCGTCCGAAGGCGGGTCACGCGGTGCGAGATGCCGATCGACGCGGTGTCCTCGAGGAAGGCCTCGCGCGTGACACGGAACAGCTCGCGAAACTGCTCGCTCAAGCCCTGGCCGGCCCGGCGCTCCGGGTTGTAGGCCTCGACCTGCTGCGGCGTGACCACCTCGCCGAACTCAGCCTTGACCGCCTTCACCACCACCGAGGGCGGGTCGAAGCATGCAAGTTGCTGGACGATGAAGGTTTTCAGCTCGTCAGACAGCGCGCTCACGGGTGCATTTCCGTCAAAGCGGGATCAAACCCGGCGCCCGCAGGTGCCGCACGCGCCGACGATGTCCGCCTCGCACACGATCGGGGGCCGGTTCGCCGCCTCGACCAGCGCCGCGGTCTGGCCCGCCGCCGCACCGACGCCGTAGCGGGCGACGACGCCGACGAACTCTTCGACGTCGTGGCCGTGCATCGTGAAGATCGGCCGGCCGCTCGCCTTCGAGAACCGCGGGGCGCCGAACGCGTCCTTCGCCTGCGCGCAGTGGTACAGCTCGTGCTCGACGAGGGAGCAGAACGTGGCGTCGTCGGCTTGGTCCGCGAAGCCAGCGTCGAGCGTAATCATGAAATCCGGGACGAGGCCGAACCACGCCTCGACCTGCTGAAAGAACCGGGCCCGAGCCCACTTCCCGCCCTGGATGGACGGGATCTCGGCCTGCCCGACGACACCGTTCCCGCCGCGCGCGTTCGGCACGGACGTCCACATGAAGCCGAGCGTCGCCTCGCGGAGGTGCGCGTGCTCCTCGTTCAGCAGCACCGCGTCCTCGCTGATGAAGGCGGCGCGGGCCCAGGCCTCCAGCTCGGGGGCGGGCTCGAACGGGAGCGCCGTGAGGGCGCCTTCCTGTCCGAGCAGCCGCTCCGGCGGGCGAGGGCGGGCGAGGTTCATGCGCCGACCATCCCGTCGACCGCCACGCAGCGCGCCGACAGCGTGCGGCCGCGCGGGGCCTCGCCGAACTGCTCGATGGTGGAGGCGTGGCCCTCGCAGGCGAAGCGGCCGCCCCAGCGCCTACCGGAGACCGGTAGCAGCCGGCAGTCGGAGCCGCGGCAGGCACGGACCTCGATGCGGTAGCCGACCGTCGCGGCCTGCGCGGGGCGATCGAACACCCACACCCACGCCCAGCCGGCGACGAGCACCAGGAGGATGCCGGCGAGGTGCCGGAAGCCGACGATCTCGCGCATCAGCGGAGCACCTTCACCGGGATGCCTAGCAGACGCTCCGCATCCGCGCGCGGCAGCTTGGCGATCGGGCCGGTCGGCGCGCCGAGGTTCGCGGCACCGACGGACAGCTCGTGCTCGCCGCGATGGACGCGGGCCGGCGCGGGCCTGGCCGGGCGCGTGCCGAGCAGCCAACGGAGAACGATGCGCTTCAGCAGCATGGCCGGGCGTTCCTCATCGCCATGGAGCGGCGGACCTCGAACTCGCCGGCCCTGGCCTCGTCGAATGGCGTCTCGGCGGGGAGTTGGACCGCGGCCGGGATCAGCCCCTTGCGGCGGAGGTGGTCGCCGTAGGCCTGGGCTGCCGGGTCGCGCTGGAGGCGCTGCGCGTGGCGGAGCGCCCGGTCCGCGTCGGCCGGGGTGAAATCCGGGCGTGCGGTCACGCGAAGGCCTGGCGCAGCGCCGATGCGAACGCCGGGCGCGCAGCCTCGGCAGCCTCGCGCGTGGCGAAGCCCTCCTGGACGAGGCCGCCGGCGAGGCGAGCGCGCAGCAGGAAGGGACGAGGCCCGGCGGAGGGCTCGTGGACGAGTTCGATGCGCATCAGAGGAACCGCTTTCCGGCGTGGTCGTCGAAGGCGCGCGCGCGCCGGTCGTACTTCTGGAGCGTCGTCACGGCGGTGTGCCGGGTGACGTGCATGACCTTCAGGACGTCGGCTCCGGCGGCGAGCGCCGAGGTGACGAAGCCGGCCCGGAGGGAGTGGCCGGAGAAGAGCGAGGCATCGAGGCCGGCCGCCGCGGCGTGCCGCTTCACGATGTCGGCCACGGATCGATCGGTGAGGCGCTCAGCCGAGACCGCGCCGCCCTTGCCGACGGACCGGAACACCGGCCCCGCCGTGATGCCGGCGACCTTCAGCCAGGCGTCTAGCGCCTCGCAGGGCTTGAGCTTCGCGCCGCGCGGGACGGCGATCTCCTGGCCCGCGCCCTCCTGATCCGTCTTCGAGCGGCGGACGTGGACGATGATGCCGTCCGGCACCCGCTCGAGGTCCGCAACGTCGAGGGCGACGAGCTCGGACCGGCGGAGCGCGGCGGCGAACCCCAGCAGGATCAGCGCGCGGTCACGCAGCCCTGCCGGGCTGTCCGGGATCTTCCGTAGCATCTTCCGCAGGGTCTCGGCCGTGGCCGGCGCCTTCTGGGTCTGGCGGGTGCCGAGCGCCCGGCGGGCGCCGCGGATCGTGGCCTTCACCGCCTCCGATGCGGTCGGGTTGTCAAAGCCGGCGGCCCGGTGCGCCGCGGCGATGGCCGCCACGTGCAGGTCAATGGTCGCCGGCTTCCGGCCGGTGTCCGCAAGGTGGGCGACGTAGGCCGCGACAGTGGCGGGACTGGCTGGCAGCGTGTCGACCTGTCCCGCGGCCCAAGTCACGAACACGCGGAACGCCGAGATGTAGGCGACCCGGGTGCGATCCGACCGGGACGCCCCGGCATAGGCCTTCGCCCGGTCGAGCGAGACGACCGTATCCGCCGGCGCGGCGGGCACCGGCAGAAGGGACATCGTCACCCCGGAATGGTCTCAGAATATTTCGAGCGGATTTTTCCGCCCTCACGCTCTGCGGATCACTTCCGACAAGTTCCCTTGTCGGATGCGATCCGAGGCTCAGATCAGGCCGCTTTTCGCCGCCTCGCGACGGTGAACGGCTTGCCCTTCTCGCTCACCCCGGACTGGCCGAACGTACGCTTCTCGACGGTGCCAAGTTGCGGCCGAAGCTGGCGCACGAGCGCGGCGATGCGCTTGCAGTGCGAGTCCTTGGCTTCGAGATAGTCCGCCTGATCGCGGAAGCGCCGCCGGCAGAAGGCCGCGGCCTCCTGCTCGATCGCGGTCACTGTCGCATGCGCGCTCACGCGGGTGCGCCCGGCTGGATCATGGTGGAACGACCATATCGCGGAACCGCTGCCGCGTCTGCCGGAGCAACGCCTAAGCTGTTGAGCGGGTTCGGTGAAGTGGGGGGCGGACATGCAAAACGCCCGGCGGTCGTTCGACCCCGGGCGCGCGTCTCGCTTCATATAGATTCCTGCCGTTTCGCCCGTCGGGTGTCAAGCCGGGGCGGTTTCGGAGGCCTCCGCCTCCGCGGCCCGGGCCTTCAGCGCGGCGACCCGATCCGGCACCGTCGCGGCGTCGGCGGAGTAGATGTCGTCCGGGGCGTAGCGCCGGGCGCCCTCCGCGGTGTGGAAGTGATCCGTCACCGATTCCAGCAGCCACCGGAAGCGATCCCCGACCCGGCCCACGCCGCGGTCACCGCCCCCGACCGTGCACGAGGCGTAGGTCTTGAGGGTGTGGCCTTCGACCAAGATGGCCTTGAGGAAGCGAACCCCGATCCAGCCGATGACGCCGGCCAGCTTCTCGTCGAGTTGGGTGACGGCGCGGACCCGGAACACCTGCCGAAGCATACCCATCTCGCGAGGGGCGAGGTCCTCGCCGGACTGGCCGCCGGGCAGGATCCCGTATTGCGCGAGCCGATCCAGGCGACCGTCGACCTCGGATCGATCGCCGACCCACGCGGCCTGGAGGAGCCGACCGACTGCGAACTCCTGATCGCTGATCCGGCTGGCCGAGTGCTCCATCGTCAGGACGTCGAGCTGCTTGTTGACCTGCACCTCGACGAAGCTGCCGAGCTTCGTCGGATCGGTGACGATGCGCCGGCCGGGCTTGATCGTGGCGTCCCGCTCGACGTGCGGGTTGAGGCGCAGCCGCTTGCGCTGCTGGTTCGCGCGATGCCGCTCCTGCGGCGTCTCCAGTTTCCGGCGCGCCCGGGCGTCGGCTTCGCGCTTCTGGATGCGGTCGATCACGACCTTGCAGAGGTCTTTCGTCGTCGCGTCCTCGGCCGCTTGCTTGGCGGCGAGCCGCGCCTTCAGCTCGGCGTTGTCGGCCCGCTTCTCGGCGAGATCCGCCTGCCGGGCCCGAAGCACGGCGAGGCGGTCGACGGCGCCCGGCGGGTGGGAAGCCGGCGAACCGGCGAGGGAGACGGCCTTGTTCCTGGACGATGCCACGGTGAGCCCCTTGAGCTGGCCGGCCTTCCGCCGATCCGTGATACCCGATCTGCGTCCCGTTTTTGGACACACGCAAGCGTGATCTATGCCTGCGTCATTCCGATCGGCCGGTATCGCGTGCGTTCCAAGCATCGGCGAGCCGCTCGCAGGCTCTCTTCCAGCGCCGGTCGAAGGTCCGCCGCCAGATGCCGAACTCGCGGCAATGATCCGAGATCGTGCCGCCGGGCACCTCCTTCAGCAGACGGAGCCGGCGGTGGCGCTTGATCCGCCGCCGCGCCTTCGCCCGGGCCCAGGTGAGCAGGGCGATGCGCTCCTCGCTGTCCACGCCCAGGACATCGGCCGAAAAGTTGACCCAGTCATAGGTTCCTGGCGCCGCGTTCAGACTGAGCGGCGTGCCAACCCCCGCCCGGGCCGAGAAGATCGGCGTGTCGGGCAGGGCCTGGAATGCCGCGACGAGCCAGCGCGACACATCCTTGCAGTCGACAGCCGGCGGGTCCGGGCCTTCGATCCGTAGCGGGTTCGCCATCAGCACCGGACGCGGGTTCTCCCTACCGACCGTGCTGCTGGATCTGGTTCAAGCTCTGGTAGACCGACGTCTGGAACGCCATAAGCGGCCCCTGGAACAGGTGCTCCACGCCCTTTACCAGCGCCTGCGCGACGCCGCGCCCGAGCACTTCGTGAACGACGGCGTCGATCTCCTCCCGACGGGCATCCATGTGCTCTCGGATCGCCGCATCCACGCGCTCCTGGACGAGGCCAGCGACATAGCCGGGAAGGAATGGGGGTTCGTAGCGCTGGACCGTCTCGGTGCCCCAGCGATCCTTGCCCATGACCGGCCGCTGCTTGAACAGGCTCTCCTCGACGGCGCGCTCGACGAGCCCGCGCAGGACGTCATCCGGCATCAAGTCGCCGATGGCACCGCGGATGCGCTCCGCCACCCGCTCTTGGAAGTCGCCCTGCGTCAGGGAAGTGGTCTCGGCCATGGTGTGCTCCTGGTTGAGCTGGGAATCGGTCAGGCCGCCGAGCGGCCGAACAGGTCGGCCGCCGGCGGATCGGTCCGCGCGGTCTCGGCCGGCATCGGAGGCACAGCGGCGCGCGCCTCTACGATCGCGAGGCACTCTCGGTCGGCGCACGACCACATGCCGTCGCTGCGATTCCGAAAGACGCCGAAGCCGAACGAGGCGCCAAACACGCCGCACGAGGCGCAGGTGTGCTCGCCCGGCGGCTCTCGCTGAGCCTCAGCCGCCTTCCGCGCGGCCTCGCGGTCGCGCAGCTCCGCTTTCCAGAGATCGGGGCGTCGGCTCACCGCGCGCCTCCCGTCAGGCCATGTCGCCGGTCGTAGTGGGCGATCAGCCGGCCGATGTCGGGCCCGTGGCCGGTGGCGCGGAGCCGGGCTAGGTCCTCGTCCAGCTTCGCCCGCTGCGCCTGCGCGATCTCGGCCGGCGTCTCGGCGCGGTGACGATTCGAATCCGCCTCGCGCATGCGCTGGAGATGCGCCTCGGCCGCCTTCGCAACCTCCGCGCGCTGCTCCGCCGTCGGCACGTCGTAGATCTCGGCCTCAAGCACGCGGCGGATGCGCAGGAGCTGCGTCCGGAGCGGGATCAGGCCCTCGCGCGCCTCGTCGGCGAACTCGGCCGGGGAGGGCCGCCAGCGCTTCACCCAGGGCCGCAGCGTCTCGCCCGACCGGAAGCGCTCTGCCGCCGCGTGAATCGCGGCCAGCGGAAGGGCCTTCAGCGCCGCCACGTACTCCGCGATCAGCACCTCGTTCTCGTCGTCGCCGCGCCCGCGCCCCTGCTCGAATCCGAGGAGAACCCGGGTCACGACCGTGTCGACGTGTCGGGGATCCGAGGGCGCCGTCAGCTCGGCGTTAAGCCGCTCGGCGACGTCGGAGAGCACTCGACGCTCGGCTGTCGTGGCCGCCCTGTCCCGCCGCACGCAGCAGCGGGTCGGAAGGACGGGATGCGCCTCCAGCCTGCCATGGAGTGCCGAGATCCTCTCCTCGACCTGGGCCGGCGTCGGGGTCGTTCGCGTCGATGGCAGGCGGTTCGACATCGTAGGCTCCCATCTGGGATGCGGCGTGCTGACGGATGAGGCGGGCCGCGAGGCCCGTAGGCGCTGGCTGGGCAGGGCGGCCGCGGTCCGGGCGTCGGCCCATCGCTTCGCGGCGGGCCTGGAGGCGCCGGTCGACCCAGCTCGTGAAGTCGGCCAGCTCGCGTCCGTCGGCGTCCTCGATCAGGCCGAGCACCACCACGGCCTCGTCCTGGGCGATCGCCAGCCAGTGGCCGATCAGGGCCAGGGCGGAGCGCTGGGACCGACCAGTGTTGGCGCAGATCAGCGCGGCACCCCGGGTCAGCAGATCCCGGCGGAAGGCTCGGGCCTGCTCGGCCGCGCCTGCGCCAGCTTGCCCGACATCGTCGGCCGACCCGTCAGGGTCGGAACCGGGGGTCGGGGAGGGGTTAAG